GCAAAATTTATTAATTTCCATTGTGTTAATACTAACGCAGCACAACCTTTCGGTCCAAGCTACGATGTATTAATCAATGTTGAACAAATCGTAAAACTGGCAGCTACTGGTGCTACAGGGCAAAACGCTAAAACACTAGTTGTAAGTTTAAAAGAATCAGCTATTGGAACACCGAATGCTACTAATCCTAAAACGATTACTTTCGCTGTCCATGCTGACCAAGTTGCAACTACTAATCCAACACTTGTGAATGGTAGTGCAAACGTAATTTATGACGCGGTTGTAAGAGCTATGACAGCTAATCCAGGTGGAGTTAAATCTACCGTGAGTTTACCAAAAGATCAAGCTGCTACTCCAGTACAAATGTATTTTAGTGGAGCTACTTATGCTTAATCTATTAAGAAATAATTAACAATAAATCCCTGTTAGTTTTCTAGCAGGGTTTTAATAAAAAACAAATAAATGAAAAATAATAAAAAAGGACCAGCTGTAAAAGGAGCTGACTTGAATGTTCCAGCTGAAGATTATCAGTACATAGAAAATACTGAAGGTGCTGCAAAAATGGGTTATACTCAAAATTTTGGACCAGCTAGAAAAGGTGGTTACGCAAAAGGTGCTGCTAAAGTAAATTCGATTATGGGTAAAGGACCGGCACAAGATAGTGAAGGATCAATTTTATCTCCTGAAGATAGAGCTAGGTTATTAAACCTATCAAGATCAGGAGATACTGCATCTGAACGTAGGTTACATAGTGAAAGAGGAACGGCAGGAGTTGTTGATTCGTTGAAAATCGATCAAAAAAACCCTGCACTTGCAATTAAAAAGTATGGAAAAAATTTCACAGGACTACATAGTCAAATGAAAAATTTATCAAGTGAGACTATTGCAGGTCTTGATACTTATATTGCTAGTGGAAATGTAGGTAGTGATATGCAAACTATCATTGATACAGAAAAGGAAAAAAAGAAACCAGCTGTAAAGCTACAACCAAAATTCTAAATGAATTCTAATGGGTTGGGAGATAGCATAGCTAACTTTACAAAAAAAACAGGAATTAAGACCGTTGTTGATAAATTATCAAGCGGTCTTAATATACCCTGTGGGTGTGCCCAACGTCAAGCATGGTTTAACAATAAATTTCCTAATAGAAATGAAAAATAAATTAAGAAACCTTAGTGGCTTCAAGCAAGGTCCTGCGCAAAGTATGAGCGCAAGTAAGTATGACGCTTATAGTCGTGAAGAACATAAAACAATGTTTCCTAATTTAAAATTTACTTATGGTGGAGCTTTTGGTAGTGTTAAAAGTGTTACAGAAAAAACTGATTGGGAAAAAGCTGGAAAACCTGTTCTTCCTGTAGATAATAGTTTTGAGAAATGGAGAAAAGAATATGATGATCAAAAAAAATTCCAGCATGAGACAGCGTTGCTACAAAATATTCAAGAAAATAATCTTGAAATAGGTTGGAATCAGCAAGATAGACAAGAATTTCTTGATCGATTAAGTTTTTTGAAAAGAGATCAAAATACTACAGCTGTGAGTCATATTAAACCGGCTGGTATTAATTTAAATGTAGGAGATAGTTCATTGCCTCCTGTACATATACAAAACACTCCTGTAGTAAAAAATGCTAAAGCAAAGAAATCGATTACGCCACCAGATGCTTTTTCAGAGAGATCTAGAAGAGAGCAAATATATAATAGACGAAAATGAGTTTTAAAATAAAACCCTTTTTTCCTTTATATCCTGTTTCAGTTTTTGAAAGAGATATGGGAGATGATAATGCGTTAGCAAGAACTAATCGTAATGGTTCTATAATTATTGATGAAAATTTAGAGGGTCCTCAAAAAGAAATAACTCAATTACATGAAGAAACTCATGTACAACAATTTTTAGATGAAGCTAGAAACCCAGGAACTGGATTAGATTATAACGCTGAAGAAGGTTGGGTTATGTTTGAAGGAAAAAAATATCCATATAGTAAAATGGCGTCAGGAGATCCAACAGCAGCTTGGGAAATTCCTGCTTATAAAAATGAAAAAAAATATTATTCATAATGGGATTTTCTAAAAAAGGATTTTTAAAAAACAGCCCTGATGTGAATAAAAAACAAAACATAATTCAAGGTAATCAAATTACAATGAAGGGTGTTGATTTTAAAGTGTTAGGCACAGATGATAAAGGTTATACAAAAGTAATGTATCCTGGTTATGATTATATATTTCCAGGCGCTACGTACGTAATAGAAACTCCTATAAAAAATGGCTAAAAAGAAATTCAAAGACACGGCAGTTGGGCAACTATTATTTGGTGCCGCTTCCGTTATTAATCCTACATTAGGAAATATTTTACAAGGTGTTACATCACCAAAAGAAGCACTTGCGGAAATAACTAATTCTAGTGTAAGTCAAGAAGATAAAATAAAACTTCAACAAATAATCTACGATCAACAAAACAAAGAACTAGAGGCTATTACTTCAAGATGGCAAGCAGATTCTATGTCTGATTCTTGGATGTCGAAAAATGTACGTCCTTTAGTGTTAGTATGGTGTATAGTTATATTTTCAATGGCGGGTATTTTAGATAGTGTAGAAACAATACCATTTCATATAAATGAATTATGGAATGACACTTTCGAGAAGGTAATGATGTCGGTCGTTTTAGCCTATTTCGGAGGACGCACGACTGAAAAGGCAACTAGTATCTTTAAAAAGTAAAAACAATTGAAAATAAGTGATTATATTTAAGAACTTAATAATAATTTAAATTAAATAAAAATGGAAAAAGAATCAAATAAAATTAAACCAGAACAATTAGAAAAAATATTAGACCAACAGCAAAAATTAAGTAACTTACTTAAAAATATTGGGGTTATGGAATCAAACAAAGCTCACGCTATTGAACAAGTAAAAGAACTTAATTCTGAAGTAGAAGTTTTTAAAGCTGAACTTGAAACTGAGTATGGTCCTATTAATATTGATTTAAAAGATGGATCTTATACAGAGGTAGAAAAGAAAGAAGAAGAGAAAGAAGAAGAGAAGTAAAATGACTAATGTTATAAGAAAAATTAGCATTGGTGCTGATTATAAAAATGACGCCATGCATTATTCTATTGGACAACAAGTTTATGGAGGGCATGAGATTTCTTATATTATTTTCAATGAAGCTGATAAATCTTATAATATTCATATAAAGAAAAACAATGAGGTATTACCTTGGAAGAAATTTAATTCTCAAATGGCAATATCTATTGAATATGATTTAGAATATTAATGAAAGCATTATATGATTTTATTATAAAACCTTTAGGAGATACTTATGATAATAAAATTAAAATCGATGGACTAGAGCTTATATTAAATACTAAAATTGAAAGTTTTAAATTTGTTAATAATTTAGCTATTGTAGTTGAAACTCCTTTAGAGATTAAAACCCCTATAAAAAAAGGTGATATTATCTTAATTCATCATAATGTGTTTAGAACATTTTATGATATAAAAGGAATAAAAAAGAAAAGTAGATCGTTTTTTAAAGATAATTTATATTTTTGTGCTTTAGATCAAGTGTATTTATATAAAAGAACTAACACATGGAAGTCTATTAACGAAAGGTGTTTTATTCAACCTTTAAAAAACACTAATAAACTTACCACAGAAAAAGAACAAAAGCTTATTGGAGTATTAAAAATAGGTAATAGTTCGTTAGAAGCGCTAGGAATACACGAGGGAGATACTGTTGGTTATACTCCATATGGAGAATATGATTTTATAGTAAATGAAAAGCGCTTATATTGTATGAAATCAAATGATATTGTTATAAAGTATGGAAACAAAAAAAACCAAGCTGAATATAATCCAAGCTGGTCAAGTAGCAGTTAAAGAGTTAATCAAAGTTGCTAAAGAACCTATTATAGACTTTGGACCAGATATTTCTGCAGATAGACTTAAAAACGCAGCTGCTACTAAAAAGCTAGCTATATTTGATGCTTTTGAAATTCTAACTAGAATTGAAGAAGAAAAAAATATATTAGAAGAAAAACCTAAAGTTGAAGAGAAAAAGAGTAATAAGTTTAGAGGTTTTGCAGAAGGGAGGTCTAAATAATGGATGATCAAGAATTATTAAAAATAGTACCTAATTATATAAAACCTAAGGTTCTTAAAAGAATGAATAGGTATAAAAAATGGGAGTATGGATATAATGAAGATCACGATATAATTATCATTAGTAAAACTGGTGAAATAGGGGAGATATATGAAATACAAAATTTAAAAATAGCTTTACCTAAATCTTCTAAAGAAATAGTAGAGTTTGAAAACAAAACTTGGCAACGTACTCAAATACCTAAAGTTTTAAGTAAAATAAAAACTATTTTTGATTGGGAACAATATCCGGATGATTTTAAAGAAAAATGGTATGATTATATTGACGAAGAGTTTAATAGAAGAGAACAAGGCTTTTGGTTTTATAATCAAGGTAAACCAACTTATTTAACAGGCACACATTATATGTACTTGCAATGGTCCAAAATTGATGTAGGACCACCAGATTTTAGAGAAGCCAATAGATTATTCTTCATATTCTGGGAAGCTTGCAAAGCAGACCCAAGATGCTATGGAATGTGCTACCTTAAAAACCGTAGATCTGGATTCTCTTTTATGGCCTCAGGAGAGGTTGTAAACTTAGCAACAATATCTAGTGATTCTAGATATGGAATATTATCTAAAACTGGACCAGATGCTAAAACTATGTTTACTGATAAGGTTGTACCAATATCAGTTAACTATCCTTTCTTTTTTAAACCGATTCAAGATGGTATGGATCGACCTAAAACAGAATTAGCATATAGAGTTCCAGCTTCTAAATTTACTAGAAGAAAGATTATAAGTGGAGATCATGCGTTAGATCTTCAAGGTCTTGATACAACAATTGACTGGAAAAATACTGGTGATAATAGTTATGATGGTGAAAAATTAAAACTATTAGTACATGATGAATCAGGTAAATGGGAAAGACCTAACAATATTTTAAATAACTGGAGGGTTACTAAAACAACATTAAGACTTGGGAGTAGAATTATAGGTAAGTGTATGATGGGTTCAACATCTAATGCTTTAGATAAAGGAGGAGGTAACTTTAAAAAATTATACAATGACTCAGATGTTACTCAAAGAAACGCCAATGGACAGACTCGCTCAGGACTCTATAGTTTGTTTATTCCTATGGAATGGAATTACGAAGGATACATTGATTCTAATGGATTACCTGTATTCACAAAACCGAAAGAAAAAACAACTGATGCTCATGGGACACCTATAAGAATAGGTGTTGTTGAATATTGGCAAAACGAAGTAGATGGATTAAAAGATGATCACGATGCTTTAAATGAATTTTATAGGCAATTCCCAAGAACTGAAGAACATGCTTTCAGAGATGAATCTAAAAACTCTTTATTTAATTTAACTAAAATATATGAGCAAGTAGATTGGAATGCTGATACAAAAAATAGTGGTTTAATAACTAGAGGTAGTTTTCATTGGTTAGATGGAATAAAAGACTCACTAGTAATGTTTGCCCCTAACAGTAAAGGAAGATTTCTTGTTTCATGGGTTCCAGAGACTCATTTACAAAACAAATCTAGAGTTAAAAATGGTATAAAATATCCAGGTAATGAACATTGTGGAGCTTTTGGATGTGACCCTTACGATATATCGGGAACAGTAGATGCAAGAGGATCTAACGGGTCTTTACATGGGTTAACTAAGTTTTCTATGGAAAATGTTCCGCCTAATCATTTCTTTTTAGAATATATAGCTAGACCTCAAACGGCTGAAATATTTTTTGAAGATGTA